CCTTTGCAGAGGAAGACCTCAGCGATTCACCGACGACCCATGAGCCGATCAGAATTGCAATGTCGGTGATCTGTTCTTCGCTCAATGGGATATTGAACTTGTCTTTCAGGACAACCGAAGCAAGTGCGCCGACCGAAACCCAGAAACGTCGAGACTTCAGAAGGTCGTTTACGATTGACGGCATGGTTCGCTCCTAAAAAACCGGAGCCTCCATGCTCCACAGAAAGGGTAGGATTAGATATCCTACTGAACCGACAAATAAATGTCAACTTTCCTAATTTTGTCGGTACTTGTTGCGAAAAACCCAAAAGAAAAGTGCGGACAAAAAATTTTGTCGTTTTTTGTGTTGACATTCGTTTGTCAGGATCGATAGAATCCCGCATCAAAGGAGACAATGATGTCGGATAAACGAAAAACGACACGCAAATGTGTAGCGTGTGGCAACGAAATTGAATTAGGGAAACGAGTGATTCGAGGTTGCCATGAAAAATGCTATCGAGCAGCCTTGCGGCATGCCGAAAAAGCCGGCCACAACCTATCCGTGCTAGTGAATGCCGGCTTGGTATTGGAGGCAAAACGAAGTGGTCGACCAAAGGGATCACCAAACAAACGGACATGGCTAGCAAAAGTTACGGAGCGCAAGTCATGACACAAATTAGAGCTCAAACAGTTCGTTACTACTGGGTTTGCGGATTGGATGATTTTCTAAAAAGAAGGATCGAACATGCTCAAACTGCCATACCCGCCAAGCATAAATCACTATTACCGATCGTGGCGCAATCGCGTGGTTATTTCGGCTGCTGGAGTGAGGTACAGGCAAGATGTGGCAACAATCACGGAGGGGCATCGGAAACTGCTGGGCAGGATCAGATTGGAGTTGACGGTGTGCCCTCCAGATCTGCGGCGCAGGGACATGGACAACGTGCTAAAGGCAACGCTCGATGCGATGCAGCACGCAGGGATTTACGACGACGATAGCCAGATCGATCAGCTAGTCGTCACAAGAGGAAACAAAGTTGTTGGTGGATGTTTGTTTGTTGTTTTGGAGGAGCTATGAAAATCGAGGGATTACCAAAAGGGTACCGAGCCGTGAGGTGGGGTATACCAAAACCAGGGGACTGGATCGCACACGATAGAGGTGCGTTTGTTGGAACAGGAAATATTCTGCACGCATGTTTGATCCTTGCGCCGTGTATTGAGGAGTTAGACGGCATCAGGCCGTTTGAAAACAGCGAGGACTTCGTTGAAGGTGCGAAAGGCGTATTTATGGTGCTGAACATTACGACCGGAAATTTGGAAACCGTGTTGTACGTCGATGACCAGGGGATCGAAACAATTCGAGGTGCGATCAGTTACGAGAAGTTGTTGTTTGAGTATGAATTTTCAGATGGAAGGGCATGTGGATATGAAGATCAATAAAGGCGTAAGACACAAGGCACGACGGATGCTCATTTACGGCGAAAACGGTATCGGAAAGTCGACATTGGCGGCGCAGTTTCCTAAACCGTTAATGCTGAATTTCGAGGACGGTGTTCACAGCATCGATGCAGATTCGACCGATCGGTTTCGATCGTATCGTGAACTGCAAGACTTTTTGACAATCGAGTTGCCGCGAACGGATTACAGAACCATTGTGCTGGACACGGCAGACTGGCTGGAGAAGATGCTTATGGACGAAGTTGCTCGCTCGTCAGGCAAAGCGACGATTGAGGACATTGGTTTTGGTCGAGGCTACCAGTCGCTCGAAAAGTTGTGGAAACAGCTGTTCGTTCAACTTGAGTTTTTTTGGAATCAAAATCGGCATATCGTGTTCACCTGCCATGAAATCATTGATAGGTTTGCCGACCCTGAAGGGGACACGTTCAACTTTTACCGGCCGGCTCTCCATCGTGCCGGATCAGGTTGCGTAACCGAATGGTGCGACGAAGTTTTATTTTGCAAACACAAGCGGTACACTCGTAAGCGGGACGAGGGCTACAAGCAGGAGCGGCATATTGCGATGCAGACTGGTGAACGAGTGATTGTTTGCAACAAACAGGCGGCCATCGAGGCCAAGAACCGCCTTGGTCTGCCCGATGAAGTGCCGATGTCGATCGAGTCGTTCTACGAGCCTCTCAAAGGTGTAGTGCCCAATATTTCAAGCGTCGTTGTTGAAGAAGAAGCCGAAGTGCCGGCGAACATGTTTTAGGAGGAATTGACTGTGGCAGATTTTGATTTCAATGTTGGCGACTACAAGCCATCTGAATACGAACTGATCGAAGCTGGTGAATACGATGCGTTGATTATTGCCAGCGAAAAGAAGCCCACAAAAAGTGGCGGGTCGAGGTTGGAGTTGAAGTTGCAGATCATCAGCGGAAAAGCAATGAATCGCACACTTTACGACAATCTCAATCTTTGGAATCGTTCGGAGCAAGCGACTGCTATTGCTAGGTCGCAGTTGGCGGCTATTTCGCAAGCGGTTGGTGTGCCGAACCCCAGGGCTTCCATGGAACTGCACAACCGGCGGTTGCGAATTGTTGTCGGCGTTGAGAAACGCGAAGACAATGGCGAATTGAAGAATGAGATTAAGGGCTACAAGCGGTGCGAGCCGCAGCAGCCGCCACCAGAACCGCCCTGGCAACCAGCAGAAGCTGGGAAACGACCATGGTAGAAAAGGAAATACCCTGGGCGACAGAGTTTTTAATCGTGTTGATGATTTTGACTGGTTGTTTACTTGGTGTTTTTTGGAGGTGAAGCATGGAGGCCATCATGGCTATCCGAATGATCACTCGTAGCGATTTAGCTGACGTTCTCGAGCTTGAGAGAACCAGCTTCGTTGCCCCGATGAGTCGTGAGGAGTTTGTAGATTGGGTTTTGCGAAACGATACTTTTTGCCTCGTATATGAAGTGCGAGGACAGATTGCGGGTTTTATGCTCTATGTGCTGACTGGAAAAACGTATTTGATTCACTCTATTGCAGTTGATCGCGGCTTGCGTTTTCAGGGTATTGCGAGCGAAATGCTCACTCACCTGAAGTACGGACTGATCGACAAAGGCTGGCGCATTTTGTGCAGTGTTCGCACTGGCAATGTGCCGGCGATGCAATTGTTTTGGAAAAACGGATTCAAAAAGATCGGGTCGCAATCAATCAAAGGAAGCGGCGAAGCGTGGATTCGGATGATTTACAATCAGGACTAGTCAGTCGCGACGTAGAAAAAAACCTTGAGTTTGCGATACGGTACGGAACTGCGTTTGACGTTGATCAGTGCTTTTCCCAACTCAAGTCTGCGCGGGCAAGAATTATGCGTAGCAAAAAGCTACCGGAGGAGGAGGTAGCAAAATTGTTTCTTGCTTTTAGACGTTACGTTTCTTGGCTGGAGCGACAGTTTCCAAGGTTTGCCTTGGATCGATGTCCATGTTGCGGGTCAAAGTTGCTCTCAAGACGTTGCCTAGGCTGCGACATGAAAAGGAGTGCGCCGTGATTATGTTTCTGATTTGCGTGTTTTGTTTACTGGCAACATTTGCGGCAGCCAAATGTTTTGACATCGATGATTGAGATTAAGTCAGGACTTCGCGACATGTCCCGACCATAGACACATCGCCAAAGCGTGTCGAAGAGACGCGGGGAGTAAAGTAACAATGGCAGAAGACAGTACCGAGTACTTGGGTTCATCGGAAGCAACGGCGGCAAGAGCGAAGCGGTGCGTTACGCATCACTTTGGTTGCGATTGTCGAGAGCATAGGTTCGAGCAAATGCGAGCAGCTCTTGAGCGGATCAGGGAGTTGGCTTCCTGGCACTGCGATTTGGCGGTGGACGAGGCCGATACGTCGCCGGATGATCAGGTGTCGCACGTCAACGGGTTGATTGTGCGGGAGTGCAATGAGGCTTTGCAGTAAGACGAACACCACCTATCACCCAGCGGCGGGGTGATGGTTTCCACGATATCGCACCTGAACGCCGCTTGGGTGCATGGGTTGGTTATCCGTTTTGTGTTTTGTGGTTTGAAGTTAGGTGGTGAGTGTTTGGCACATTAAGACCCGCCGATTACCCCAAAGACGACCACAGTTGACCCGGTGAGACTCCGGCACACAACCTAAAGCAATCAGTCAGGATTGAGCATGTCAAGAAGCGATGGCGACAACTGGCAACGCCTCCATCGTCGAACGGCATGAACGGATAACG